GGGTCTGACTGACGAGGATAAGCAGACCGCAGTCTGGACAGATGGGACTTTTGGTGGTGGCGCACTGTGGGCGCAGCAACTGCTGAAGGAGCGCAATGAATAACTGGCCTTTTCCCACCGAGTTGCCGCCAGCGCAACCAAGCAAACCTATCCCATTCAACCCGCAAAACCATGAGGACGCACCGTGGTAATTTCAGAAAAGATTAGGGACGCTCTGGCACAGGCTCCAGATGGCATGACTGCCCTGGAACTTGCGCTTGCGCTGAAGGTTACGCCGACAGGCGTCAGTCGTTCCTTGGCCTTGATGCCTGACGCCTATATCGACCGCTGGGTCAAGACAACAGGGAAGTACACCGCCGTCCATTGCCTAGCTTTTGTCCCAGAAGATTGCCCACACCCATGACCCCTACATTCAACACCTGGGACAGAGCCGTACTGGACAAGTTTGCGCTTGAGGCTTACCTGCGGATGCAAAAGCAGCAAGACCAGCTAGAGCAGTTGCGGGGCGACCTCAAGGATGCGATTGAGGCGTACCGGGCGCTAAACAAAGGGTCTAGTTCCTAGCTTGTCGATAATGAGCGCCTGACGCCGGGGTAACAGGGCTGCGGTGTTTGGGATACTGATGTGCGTCCAGGCGTCAAACTCTCTGATGATCTGGTCAAAGTACAAGCCGTGGCTCATGATAGCGCGTACAACTTGGTCAGGCGTCATGCCGGGTACACGAATGTCAGCAGCGCAGCCTAGCCGGTGCTGTGAAGTGTCTTTACTGCCCACTGAGTCATTGACTTGCTTAGACCGAAAGGCCGAGTTCACCATAATCGGCTTGCCATCCAGCTTGGCTTTTACCAACTCCAGAAACTGTGCTAGTCGGGTCAGGTTTGCCAACTCAGCAGCGTTTGGCGTGTTGTCAAATTGCCGGTGGCTTGTCATCGTCAACTCGGCAAGTGTGAAATGCGGGGTCATTTTTTACTCAGCAAATCTGTCTTGGCTTGGCTCCCGGCGCTGCTGCCGAAATAATAAGCAATTATCCCCGTCCAGGCTGTGCCAAGTGATCCCAACATCATCAGTATGGCAGGGTTGCTGGAGTCAATTTTGTTGAAGAACATCATAATCATGATGGTGAAAAATCCAATAGTTACAGCAGCAGCCAGTATTGGCGGCATCACTGACCTAGTGACTGACTGCATATCCCTGGCGCTCTTGCGGTCTTCAACTTCCAGCTTTTCAAAATTAAGGCCAAGTTCTTGCGCCTGCTTTTGCAGTTCAATCTCGGCTAGTTTGACCTGGGCAATCTGCTCTGCGCTTAATTTGTTGCTGCTGATTAGGTCGCCAACCTTTTCAGGGTCAACGCCAATGGCTTTGGAAATGGCGCTTACCGCCATTCCAGCCAGGGGGCCACCAAGTGCGGTAGCAATCGTCGGTGCAATCTGTTTAAGCCAATCCATTATTTCTCCAATAAAAACGACAAATTAGCATGGCGAGGGTACTGCACGACACGCTCCCCTTCAGGGCATTTGTATTTGATGGTTGCGAGCAGCGTGGCTGTGCCGGGTGCAATCTTTTCTTTTCTCACCATTGTCAATTGGTACGAAAAAGTATCAATCTGTGGCCCTGCGGGGCCGCTGAACTTGCTTGCTGTTGTTGTTGCCTCATGCACCATGCCCGATGCGTCACGGATGCTTGGGGTAAAACTTTCAACAGAGCAGTCATCACGCTTTTTGATTCGGGCTACTGTGACGTTGATGGCCTGTCCAGCCGCTGCTGTGATTTTAAAATGCTCTGGCGACCACTCTAGAATAGCCCGGTCAAACCAACCAAACTTATCGGCAAGCGTGTAACCGCCACCAATCGCTGCAATGCTTGCGGCAACGGCTCCAATGGCTTTGGTAAGGTCAATCACTTGTCTTTCCTGTTGAATATCTCAAACAACGATTTAACCTTTTCCTCAAGCACGGCAATCTTTATATCCATCTTAGCCAGCACAATGATGAGCGTTATCAGCGCCAGCAGCATGGGCCAACCCTTCGCCAGTGCCTCTATAAACTCCATGATTAGCGGAAAGTGCCATTATTGATAGCGTCCATCATCGCCTTGCCGTACCTCTCCACCGCCGCCTTGGTGATGACGTACTCACCGCCTTGTAACGCCCCGTAGCCATCGTCCGGCGCAGGAGCGCGGCCCATCAAGCGTTCGGGTGTGACCATGCCGCCTTGGTTGAAGGCTTGACTACCGCCGCCAAAGCCAGCATCACCACCGCCAAAACCGTCAGCATTAGCCCCTGGTGCGTCAGCGCCGCCGCCGTAGCTACTTGTTGTACCTGCTGCTGCGTCACCATACAGTCCTACGGGGCCATACGGGTTAGGCGTAGCCTCCCGAGTCTCAACAGGCGCTGGTGGCCCCAAAGACACTGAGGAACTGGGCAACACACTATTCAAAAAAGACTCAAACATACCCCTAGACTGTGGCGCAGTTTCACCTGCAAACTGGTCGCCGTACAAGCCAGTGGGGGTTATTCCAGAAGTGCCGGGTTGCGAACCATAGCCACCAACTTGCAAACCAGTGCCAGGGTCAATCCCACGGGCAACTGACGCCTGCTCTGCTACAAAGTTCGGCGCTAGGGCGTTTTGCAGCATCCCGTAGCTGGTCGCGCCAAACCCCTTCTGCAAGCCTTGCGTGATTGCCGCCATCGTAGGGTTGTTGCTGTAGTAGGCGGCTTTCTCAGCGTTTGACATAGTGTCAAAAGGGCTGGTCATGCGTTCATTGCCACCACCGCCCATCATCTGTCCACCACCGCGCCCCATCTGGTTTTCCTGCCGCTTACGCAACATTTCATTGAAGGCATTGAGGTAGTAATTCATATCTTCAGCCCGTGGTTTCGGAGGAAATCAACAAACAGATAGGCCACACCAATAATAGCCGCCCAGACCAGACCGGCGAGTGTCTTCTCAATGATGGCCTTCCGCAGCCGCTCCATGTCGTTCTGCGCTTTGATGGCGTTTTTTACCCACTGCTGCTCCTCTCTGTCGAGACAGGTGTCGCTGCTCTTGAGCGCAACGAGCAGGTCGGAGATCAGCAGGGAGCGGTCTTCTGGTGTCATCTTGAACTATCCATAATTTCAAAGGCGTTGGTGACTTCTCTAGGGCTTAACTGGTTAGCCTTAGCCGCCCTAGTTTTTGGGCCTTGCCCTGTGCCCGAAACTGGTCTGCCTTGACGCAAAGTTTCTTCTAGCCCAGTTAAAAGATCAAACATTTGATCTCTTTTTATTACGGCATCGCGCTTCATTTGAGCATTTTTTGCTTGGTCTGAAATTTCTTGAAATGCTTTTGCTTTGTCTTGAATTTTTGTAACTGTATCTTGAACCCATTGACGATCCATCATTTTTGACGCAAGGGCTTTGTCAGTCAAGCCTTTGAATTCCGGCGCAGCGGTAGCAAGGTCTACCTTGGTTTTGTCAAACGCTACTTTTTCAGCCGCTGTAAGGTCAAACAATTTTCCAGCCGCAACTTTTTCAGTAGCGGTTGTTAACGACTTGCCTAAATTCTCCATAAAAATTTCTGGTGTTGCTCCTTTAACACCAGCCCCGCCGACTTTGTACGTGCCGGTAATAGGGTCAAAATCTAACACAGCGCCCATGCCTGTGGGTTGCCGTGCTGCCGCAGCCGCAGCAGCTTGTTGGGCTTCAGCCGCAGCGCCTTGGCGCATACTCAAATCCCGAGCGCGAACATCTTCCATGCGTAGAGCGCCCATTTGTCCACCAACTGGGCCTTGTGACATTCCTATCTGGGCAGGCCCAGGCGCAACGCCGGGGGTAGTGAGTGGGCCAGGGCCACTTGGACGCAATACAAAATCAGGAAAGTATGTTCCTTGACCGGGTTGCAACACTTCAACTGGGGCTTCATAAGGCACAACAGCGCGGTTCTGAGGGATAGGCTGCACAGCCGCCGCCAATTGATTGACGGGAATCCGCGCATCGCTTAGGTTTAGCCCAGCTTGGTAATTGGGGTTTGCCATACGGTTAGCGGCTAATTTCCCTCCAAATTCTCCTATACCGCCTCCAATTAAGCCACCAACAATAGACCCAGTTAACCCAAAATTTGAGCCAAGCAACGCGCCTGCGCCACCGCCTAAACCAGACCTACTAAGTCTAGGTAACTCATAAAATTTTGACGCTGCTTGAGTTGTAAAAACATCAGGAAAATTTCCCGCAATCTTGCCTAATGACGCAATGTCGCCGGTCAACGCATTATCTTTAGATGTAATCCGCGACAGCTTAGACACGTCCACCATGCCTGTATTAAAATCAGTAGCACTTTCGTAGACGTATGTACGCGCCATCTTTTGACGCGCGTCACGGAATTGATCCAACAACTTAGGGTTAGATATGTTGGATTCAAGCATTAATTCCAACTGATTGGCAATAGCCAAATTAGCGTCTGCAACAGCCAATTGTTTAGGCGTGGCGTTTTGATTGTTGTATATTTTTTTGGCGTCTGAGCGAAGGTTTCGCACGTTGTCAAGCAGTTCAGCACCAGTAAACCCAGATTGAGTTTTTGCTACTGCGTCGTCAACCAGTTTGTTTACTTTTTTGGCAACGCCTTCGCCGCCAATTAATTTGTCGTTTCTGCGTAAATCGTTTAGATTTTTAAGCGCAGTTTTATCAGCCACCATTGTTGGCAGGCTGCGTACTTCATTGTACGGCGCAGCTAATTTAGCGCGTGCATCATTAAAAGGTACATCGCTGGTTAAAGATACAGTTGGATCAAGTCCCAACTCTTTTTTTGCAATTTCATTGATGCGGGGGCGGTTAGCGTTAGCTAATGCTTCTGGGCCACGAGGCCCAGCCGCTGCTGAATAAAACCTAGAAGAAACTGATGGTTCAATGTCTGTTGGGTTGACTGCAATGCCAAGACGTTGCGCTTCCGCAGCAGCATCAATTTGTGGCCCACGGGCGTAATCGCGCAGCGAGGCTGCTTCTCGCCGTGCTTGAAGCTGATTAGCAAACGGCATTTTTGCACCGATAGCGGCTTGCTCCATAACAGGCGCAACATAAGGCTGTGCAGCTTGAACAACTTTAGGCGCAGCAATGGTTGCAGTGCCAAGAATATTTTCAATATCAGCCTGAGGCAAGCCTGTTTTTTCAGAAATAAATTTAGCGCCTTTTTGAAAATTTTGCCCGATAAAGTCTAGTAGTTGACGACCACTTTCTTGTTGATACTGAGGCGTTTGAGTAACACCAAATGCTTTACCAAATGGCTGGTCAACTGCACTTACAAGGCGTTGTGTGGCGGCTTGTGCTTCCTCTGGCGACCGCCCCAATCGGGCTAATGGATAGGCTCCAAATTGAACAGCACCTGGAATCAAACCGCCAAGGGTAACGTCTGCCAAAGACGCCGCGCCTCGGCCTAGCCTAGTCATAAAACCAGGGTCTTGAGGTATGAGGTCTTCATACCCTGTAGTAGACGCAACAGGAATTAGGTCTTCATATCCAGTAGCCATTTACAACTCCTGACCCGTGTTTTGTTTGAAGCGTTGGCGAACCGCAGCCGCAGGCGCTCCTTTGGCAATTGCTGCATTTGCGTCTTGGCGTTGTTGCGTAATGTTTGACGCTGGCGCAGCCGGTGCGCCGCTTGGTATTTGGTTAACCGCCGATGGCGTAGAAACCGAATATTTTTTAAGACCTGGGCGGTCAAATAAAGACTTGCTACCTTCACCAGCAAACCAAGCGTTTTCAGCACCCTTAAAGCTATCTGTGTTGTCTTTCCATTTAGCGTAAAAATTACGCTGTTCAATATCGCGTTTGAGTTGTTCTTTGGCTATTGCCAAAATAAATTCATTGGCTTGTTTGGTTTTACCCAATTCTGCGCCGACTTGCTCAATACGGCGAGCATCCGATTCGGTTTGAGGGCCTTTTTGTTCCAACTGCTTTTGCAGCACTGCGTTAATTGCGTTAGATTGAAACGTCTGAGCATCAGTAGCAAATTGTTCTGCGTTTTGTACGCCAAGAGCGCCCAAAACTTTTGCGCCAGCGGCTTTGGCATCTGTACCAAACCCAGTGTCAAAACCTTTGTTTAAGGAACTAAGGTTAGCTTCAATAGACGGCAATGTTTTAACCGCTAAGTTAGCGGATTTAGAAATGTCAGAAAATTGGTTTACTAGCATTTTGCCAAACTCGCCTGCTTCAGCTTTTTCTGCAACCATAGTTACCGTTGTTCCCGCCACAGGAGTAGTTTCTTTTTTGATCATTGCCAAGTAATCCGCGCGGCGTGGGTCATTTGCAGGCAATGCAGCCAGTTCTGATAGAAGTTTTGCTAAATTGGTTGGCCCTGCTGCCGCAGGAGACAGCCTTGCAATGTCTTTATTTAAATTATCAATGTTAGTTTTAACTTTAGCCGTTTGGTTAGAAATTCTTGATAGATTATCCCTCCTATCAATTAGTGTTTGCAATTCACTTGGTGGTGCAGCCGCAGCCGGTGCTTGCGGAGCCATTGCGTTAACAGAGCCTGGAGCCATCTGGTTAGCCGCCACCCTCAAAGGTGTTAGCGGTGCTTGAGGACGCGTAGCAAGACTTCCCTCTGGCGTAAAATATTTTTCCATTATTGGTGGTTCGCCAACAACGTTTGAGCCATAAGACCCAACATATATTTTTCCATCTTCAACAGTAATGGTTTCTCTGGGAATACCTCTGCTTACCATGTCGTCTATGGACGCTTGAACAGTAGGCGCAACAGCAGCAGCCGATGCGGTAGGAGCAGGAGGAGGCGCAGCACGGGCAGGAGCGCGGCCCATAGCAGTATTAAACTCTCTGTCACCCGCTTGCTGTTTAAGCACTGTCTCTATACCCATAGCTTCGTCTTCTAGGTATTTTTGAAACGCACTTGTTTCTTCCGGAACTTCAGCTAACGCCTGTTCCAAAGTACCTAAACGGCTCCTGATTGGGCCAATGTCTGGGTCTGCATATTGCATCTGCACAACTCTACGAGCAGCAGTAGGATCTCTTGAACGCAGTAGCGCGTCTCTGTATAGAGCTAATCCTTGCGTAACCCTAGCAGCTTTGGCAACCCGTTGCTTATCAGCCTGACCAGCGGCAAACTCCTGCTGGCGCATACCAAACTCTTGCTGGGCCTGCGCTGCTCTCTGCTGGGCCATTGCATTGGCCTGCATTTTCTCTTGGCCTTGCGAGTAGCCCTCAAAGAAATTTGTCGGGCCACCTTGGTCAAGAAGTCCAAAATTAAGTGCCATGATTAGCGCCCCATGTAAGCAGGATCGTACATACCGCCGTACCCTGGCATTGATACCGGGCCTTGAGAACGCCCATAATTTCCAAACATATTGCTAAACCCACCAGACCCAAGCGCTTTTCCTATGTCGCCGTAGGACGATTGTCTTGCGCGTTCTCCAGCCAGCATAGCGTTGGCAGTGTTATAGCCTTGGTTTTGCATGAGTGGGGCAGAGCCAGTTACAAGTCTTTCCCCTGCTGTGGCTGCTAGTGCATTGGAAGTCGGGCCAAAGCCAGCTACACCAGCGGCGGCATTTCGCGCAACTTCTTGTCGTCCGTAGAAATCTTGAAGCGCCCGTCCGTAATCTTGCGTACCCATTTCCTGCCCATAGCGTTGGGCTGCTTTTAAAGCACTACCAGAAATCAAACCGCCACGGGCAGCAGATTGCCGGTCAAGTGCTTTTTGGCCTTCTGACAACCGAAACGCATAGCCTGGGTCTGCATTAAAGTCAGCCATCGTAAAAGGCCGAACATACTCGCCTCCTGCGGCTATGCCTTTGAGGTAGCCTGGAAGCGCATTGACGCCTGCTTGATAGTACGGCTGCTGCCTAGCAATGCTTTCATCGTACATACGCTGTTGCAACGCCAAAGCACGGTCGCTAGAAGCATTTGCAATCTGCGCCGCCTCACGCGCAGCGCCAGCTTGCCCACCGCCTGTAGCCTCGTCAAGACCGCCGCCAAGAGCAGCACCAGCAAGCGCACCAGCCGGGCCACCAAGAAAGAAGCCTGCTGCACCGCCTAATAGTTGACCCCAACCCATAATCGTTCTCCTTGTTACCCAACCTAAGTCGCAGGAGTCTGCGCTGTAAGCAAACCGTTTGTAAAAGTCATGCTGCCGTCTGCGCCAAGTGCGGTCAGTTTAGCAGTCACAATTGTGGCGCTAACCCCAGCAGTAGAAGTGCCTGTCCCGCCGTTGGCTATTGGCAGGATACCACTGACTTGCGTGGTCAGACTCACCCCACTGAGCGTACCGCCAAGGGTCAGGTTGCCTGCTGTGGTGACTGTGCCTGTCAGCGTAATGCCATTGACCGTGCCAGTGCCGCCTACGCTTGTCACTGTGCCAGCACCCAGATTGGCTCGGGCTGCTGCGGCTGAAGTGGCTCCTGTGCCGCCGTTGGCTATCACCAATGTGCCTGCCAGCACCACCGCGCCAGTTGT